TCGAATGAAATTCGTCAGGTAGTCGGTATGAAACCCTCTGAGGACCCGAGAGCAGATGAACTCAGAAATAAGAACCTGAGTGCACCGTCCGGTTCCAATCAGCAGTCGGAAGAAATGCCTATTGCCGAAGTTGATTCAATTAGAGACTCAGTAAGTGATTTGGACGACAAAATCTCTAAGCAAAAATCGAAAAAGTAAGGAGGAAATTCAAAATGAGTAGACCTTTTTCGGTTGAGGCTTGTGATTTCAGCGGCTGGGCAACCCGAAACGACCTTAAGTGTTCTGATGGACGAGTAATTCGTCGGGACGCCTTTAAGAATAACGACGGTATTAAAGTCCCGCTGGTCTGGAATCATCAGCACAACAGTCCTCGTGATGTTCTCGGTCATGCATGGCTTGAGAACCGTGAGGAAGGTGTTTACACCTACGGCTTTCTCAATGATACTGCTGATGGTGAAATTGCGAAGGTCCTTATTAAGCACGGTGACATCTGTGCTCTGTCCATTTACGCCAATCAGCTTCAGCAGGCTGGATCTGATGTGCTGCATGGATGTATTTGCGAGGTGAGCCTGGTGCATAAGGGCGCTAACCCCGGTGCATTTATTGATTCTATGCTGAAGCACGGCGAAATGTCCGACGATGAAGCTATCATCTATACCGGAATGCCTCTCTGTCTTTCTCATTCTGCGGAGTCTAAGGATGATCCAGAAGACGAGGAAAAGAAGAAGGATTCCAAAGAGGACAAGCCTGCTGAAAACAAGGAAGAGAAGAAGGACAATGAAGAGACGATTGCTGATGTGATCGATTCCATGTCTGAGAAGCAGCAGAATGTCATGTATGCATTTATCGCACAGGCTCTCGAAGGCGAACCCGAAAAGGAATCCAAGGATGATTCCGACAACAAATCTGAATCCAATAAGGAGGATAACACAATGAAACACAATGTCTTTGACAACGATCAGCAGAAGAAGACCGAGGTTCTGTCTCATGCTGACCAGGCAAGCATCATTTCTATGGCTAAGTCCAACAGCGTCGGCAGTCTTCGTACTGCTATGGACATCTACGCAGAGCAGAATCCTGACAGTGTTCTGGCTCATGGCATCGATGGTATTGAAACCCTGTTCCCCGAGTACAAGGATGTTCATCCCGGTGCTCCCGAACTGCTTACCACTGACCAGGGGTGGGTAAACGAGGTTCTGAAGAAGGTTCATAAGAGCCCTATCTCCCGTATCCGTACCCGCCAGGCTGATCTGCGTAACATCGAGGCTCTCCGTGCCAAGGGTTATAAGAAGGGTGCCCAGAAGGGTTATGTTGGCAATATTCAGCTGCTCCACAGAACGACTGATCCTCAGACCGTGTATGTAAAGAGTAAGCTTGATCGTGACGACATCATCGATATTCAGGACTTCGATGTGGTGCAGTACCTGTATGGTATTGACCGTATGAATCTGAATGAGGAACTGGCTACGGCTATCATGATCGGTGATGGTCGTGAGGTCGGTGCTGATGGTAAGATCGCTGAGGATAAGATCCGCCCGATTTGGCTGGATGACGAGCTGTACACCATTCATGCTGATGTCGACATTGCCGGCATGAAGAGCACGCTTCAGGGTACCAACACTTCCGCTAATTTCGGCGAGAATTACATTTACGCAGAAGCCGTGATTCAGTCTCTGCTGTATGCTCGTGAGAAGTATAAGGGTTCCGGCACTCCCGACTTCTACTGCACGCCTCATCTGGTCAATGTCATGCTGCTTGCCCGTGACCTGAATGGACGCCGCATTTATGACAAGGTCAGCGATCTGGCTGCGGCTCTGAATGTTGGACAGATCATCACCGCCGAACAGTTCGAGGGTAAGACTCGTACTACCACGGACAGCAAGACCAAGAAGCTTCTGGGTCTGATGGTCAACTTGGCTGATTATTCTCTGGGCGCTACCAAGGGCGGCGAAATCACTCACTTCACCGATTTCGATATCGACTTCAACCAGGAGAAGAGCCTGTTGGAGACTCGTTGCTCCGGCGCCAACACTCGTGTCATGTCTGCTATCGCTCTGGAAGAGGATGTCACTGCCAATATTGGCGGCTAAATTCAGCGAGGAGTGAAAATTCAAAATGGCTAAATTTTATGGAGTAATCGGCTATGCTGTAACGGAAGAGACTAAGCCGGGTGTTTGGACGGAGAAGATCATCGAGCGTATGTACTATGGTGATTTAACCCGTAACACCCGTAGGCTTCAGTCTGCGGAACAACTCAACGACAACATCAATGTTGCGAATGAGATCAGTATCGTAGCCGATCCATTTGCCAATGAGAATTTTCATTCGATGAGGTATGTTGAGTTTATGGGTGCTAAATGGAAGGTGACAAGCGTTGAAGTTCAGTACCCAAGACTTATACTGACTGTGGGAGGTGTATACAATGGCGAGCAGGCTTGATCTGCAAACTTTCCTGGAAGAACTCCTTGAAAGCAAAAATGTGTATTTTCAACCTCCTGAGTCGGTAAAAATGAAATACCCCGCTATCGTTTATGCACTTGATGACATCGAAAATGTGCACGCCGATAACGGGGTTTATTCATCTCACAGACATTATTCGGTCACAGTCATTGACTCTGATCCGGATAGTGAGCTTGTCGGTAAGGTGGTTGCTATACCTACCTGCCGATTCGAACGATATTATACAAGCGAGAATCTGAATCACTGGAATTTCTCGCTCTATTTCTGATAAGGAGGAATATCTTTATGTCCAAAATCATTTGGGATAAAACTGGTGAACGCCTGTATGAAACTGGCTGTGACCATGGCGTTCTCTATTCGATGCAGCCCGGCGGCGTTTACAACAAGGGCGTTGCATGGAATGGTCTGACTGCCGTTACCGAGAGTCCTTCCGGTGCTGAGGCTTCCCCGATTTACGCCGATAACATCAAGTATGTGAACCTGGTTTCCAACGAGGAGTTCGGCGCTACCGTCGAGGCATATATGTACCCCGATGAGTTTGCTGAGTGCGATGGTTCTGTTGAGATCATGCCTGGTATGTATGCCGGTCAGCAGTCTCGTAAGACTTTCGGTTTGGCATATCGCACCATTCTGGGCAATGATACCGATCTGAACGATTACGGCTACAAGCTGCATCTGGTCTACGGCTGTCTGGCTGCTCCTTCCGAGAAGGGTTACAGTACGGTCAACGACAGCCCTGAGGCGGCTACTCTGTCCTGGGAGATCAGCACTACTCCTGTCTCCATCAACAAGCTGGTCAACGGTAAGAAGTTGAAGCCGACTGCTACGCTGACCTTTGACTCCACTAAGTTCAGTGCCGAGTTCATGACCCAGCTGGAAGAAATCCTGTATGGTAAGGACCCGACTACCACTGGCGGTAACGATGGTGTCGAGCCTCGCCTGCCTCTGCCCGATGAGATTATTGAACTGTTCGATAAGACTAAGAATCCGGAGGGCTAATCTCTAAAATCATGGAGCCGTATTCAGGTAAGCTGGCGGCTCCAACTTTTTTAATTTGAAAGGAGAAAATTTCAATGACTAAGGAAACTATCACTTATACCGATCTGAACGGTGTTCAGAGAACCGAAGATTTTTACTTCGACCTGTCTAAGCCTGAAATCGTAAAGATGCAGGCGAGCGCTAAAGGTGGCTACGATGTTCAGCTTAAGAGTATCGCTGCCAGTCCGAATGGTGCGCTTATTATGGAGTTCTTCGAGAACTTTATTAAGACCGCTTATGGTGAGAAGAGCGATGATGGCAGACGCTTCATGAAGTCCGAGGAGATTTCCAGAAGCTTTATGGAAACTCCCGCTTACGAGGTACTGTTCGAAAAGCTCGTCACCGATGCCGGTGCTGCATCCGAATTTGTAAATCGTGTGATGCGTGCTAACGGCAATAAGCAGGCTGCACCCATCGCATCTAATTAAAGAAAGCTCGGAGGACTAAGGAATGCTGAAAATTACTGTGCCGGCTGCCGAGTTTTGGGATGAAATTCACGAGGAATTTATCTACAAGAAAGAGCAGACTTTGCAGTTGGAGCATTCCTTAGTCTCTCTTTCAAAATGGGAAAGTAAATGGAACAAGGCATTTCTCGGTAAGCAAGAAAAAACTGATGAGGAGATTCTTGATTATGTACGATGCATGACTTTGACCCAGAATATCGATCCCGAAGTATATACTCGGCTGTCTGCTGAAAACTATGCCGCCATCAATGCGTACATCGAAGCACCTATGACTGCTACTTGCCTTATCGAGGATAAGCAGACAAGAGGTAATAAAGAAACGGTTACGTCGGAGCTTATTTACTACTGGATGATTTCTTATAACATCCCTGTGGAGTTTCAAAAATGGCATTTGAACAGACTGCTGACCCTCATACGGGTATGTAATGTCAAGAACTCTCCACCTAAGCGAAGAAGTAAGCGTGAAATGTGGAATCGGAACGCAGCTATCAACGCTGCCAATCGAAAACGCTTTGGCTCCAAGGGGTGATTGAATGAACAGACGATGCCGAAAATGCATGTTAAGGCGAGTTTGCCATAAAAAGCAGCCTTACAATAACTGGCTTAAAACTTTTACCAAAAAAGCAGTAGCAATCATTCTGATGGTTTCACTGATTGATTTGCAACTGTCTTATGTGCTTGCCTTTATGGGGCAAGTACAAATTGCGGAATCGCTTTCCAGCACAATAGCGTCGACCGTTGTCGGGGTTATGCTTGGCTACTTCTTCAAAGCCCTTTTCGAAACATTCTTCGAAAAGCGTGAAGAACGACTCAAGCAGGAAAGCGAACCAGAAGAAAATACGAATTATGAGGAGGTTTAGTTATGCCTATCAGTTTTTTGACTACAGCACTGTTGATCGTATCCGTTATCACGAATCTGACAGTGGAGGGCATTAAGAAGCTGCTTGACGGAACGAAGGTCAAGTATTCTTCTAATGTTCTTGCGGCAGTTCTGTCCGTCCTGATCGCCTGTGCTGTTAGCGTGATTTACCTTATCATGACCGACACGGTCTTTACTATGAAGATTGGGGTTGAGATCGTCGTTCTGATGTATCTGGGCTTCCTGATCTCTACGGTCGGTTATGACAAGGTTATTCAGATGCTGAAACAGATTCAGAGCGTGAAGGAGGAAACGAAAAATGAGTAACAGCCCTTTGGTATCCTATACCAAGTTAAGTCCTAATCATTCCGGGCAGAGAACCCATGTCGTCGACCGTATCACGCCTCATTGTGTAGTCGGTCAGTGCTCTGTAGAGACTCTGGGTAATATTTTTGCTCCGACTTCCCGACAGGCTTCTTGTCAGTATGGTATCGGCGTGGATGGTCGAGTGGGTATGTATGTGGAAGAAAAGAACCGTTCCTGGTGTTCTTCCTCTAATGCAAATGACCAGCGTGCAATCACAATCGAGTGTGCCAGCGATGCCACACATCCTTATGCATTCAACGATACTGTATATGCGAAACTGATCGAGCTTTGCACAGACATTTGCAAGCGTTACGGAAAAACCAAGCTGCTCTGGTTCGGCGATAAGACTAAGACTCTGAACTACGAGCCGGCTTCCAATGAAATGGTTCTGACCGTACATCGTTGGTTTGCCAATAAGAGTTGCCCTGGTGATTGGATGTATGCTCGAATGGGAGATCTTGCGTCCAAAGTTACGGCTAAGCTTGGGGGCTCTGCTGGCGGAACTGAGAAGCCTGCCGATAATCAGGCACTTTATCGAGTGCAGACAGGAGCCTTCAGCAATAAGACGAATGCAGATGCAATGCTTCAGAAGGTGAAAGCTGCCGGTTTTGATACTTACATTGTTAAGGTCGATAATCTTTACAAGATTCAGGTCGGCGCATTCAGTAAGAAAGCAAATGCTGACGCTATGGCTGCAAAGCTGAAAGCTGCTGGTTTTGACACCTATATAACAACCAAAAGTGGGACGGCAGTCTCTGCATCTTCTGCGAAGAAAAGCACTGACCAGATCGCCCGCGAAGTAATTCAGGGTCTGTGGGGTAACGGCGTGGACAGGACTAATCGTCTGAAGGCGGCTGGTTACGATCCTTCCGTAATACAGAATCGGGTTAATCAGCTTCTTAAATAAGGAGGTCCGTGAATGATAAGGTTCAGTCACAAGGGAGACTTCTCTAAGGTTACACGCTTTTTGGAGAGGGCAAAAGAAGTGGTCCATCTCGGAGACCTCGACAAGTATGGCCGAGAAGGGGTCGCTGCTCTTGCGTCTGCAACGCCTGTCGATTCCGGTTTGACCGCCAGTTCATGGTATTACGAGATCGTAAACCGAAATGGATCTGCAAAGATCACCTTTTACAACTCAAATATTCAAAATGGGGTTCCAATTGCGATCATTCTGCAATATGGTCACGGGACTCGCAACGGGGGCTGGGTACAGGGTCGAGATTACATCAATCCTGCTATCCAGCCTATTTTCGATAAAATTGCAAATGAAGCATGGAAGGAGGTTACGAAGCTATGAGTAAAACTATCGACGAAAAAGTCGTAGAAATGCGGTTTGACAATAAGCAGTTTGAGAGCAATGTTCAAACCAGTTTGTCCACCATTGAAAAATTAAAGAAAAGTTTGGATATGGACGGCGCTACAAAAGGTCTTGAAAGCATTGACAGTGCTGCTAAGAAAGTCGATATGTCGGGGCTTGGCTCTGCGGTTGAAACAGTAAAGACTCGATTCTCGGCATTGGAGATCATGGCTGTAACCGCCCTTGCAAACATCACCAACTCAGTTGTAAATACCGGTAAACAGATGCTCCACTCCTTGACAATCGAACCCATTAGTCAGGGCTTTGAGGAATACGAGCTGAAGATGGGGTCAATTCAGACCATCATGATGAGTACCGGCGCCTCTCTTGAAGAAGTTAATAAGTATCTTCAGGAATTGAACACTTACTCGGATAAGACCATTTACTCCTTCCAGGATATGACTTCCAACATCGGTAAATTTACCAATGCTGGTGTCGGTCTTGAGGATGCAGTAATGGCTATTCAGGGTGTGTCGAATGTTGCCGCTGTGTCCGGCGCCAATGCAAATGAGGCATCCCGTGCCATGTATAACTTTGCGCAGGCACTGTCTGCCGGTTATGTCAAGCTGATTGACTGGAAGTCAATTGAGAATGCTAATATGGCGACCGTTGAATTTAAGACTCAGCTTCTTGAGTCGGCTGTTGCCTGTGGCACCTTGACTAAAACTGCCGACGGCATGTATAAAACGGTTAAGGGTAATGTCATCGATGCTACACATGGCTTCAATGATTCTTTGCAGGATCAGTGGATGACCACGGAAGCTCTGGTCGGTACTCTTCGCAATTATGCGGATGAAACGACTGAAATCGGTGCTAAAGCATTTGCGGCTGCACAGGATGTTAAGACATTCACTCAGTTGATAGATACTCTCAAGGAAGCCGTAGGCTCCGGATGGGCAAATACATGGGAAATCCTGTTTGGTGATTTTGAGGAAGCCAAAGAACTTTGGACTGGACTCAGCCAGGTTATCGGTGGATTTATCGATGCCCAAGCAGATGCTCGCAATGAGATGTTGCAAGGGTGGAAAGATCTTGGCGGAAGAACCAAACTGATTGAGGCACTTAAAAATGCTTTTGAAGGCGTTCAGAGTGTTATCAAACCGATCTATGAGGCATTCCGTGAGATATTTCCTCCCACCACAGCCCAGCAGCTTTATGATATTACTGAGAATTTGCGAAAATTCACAGCAAATTTGAAGCTCAGTGATACAGCTTCAGCTAATCTAAAATCCACTTTCAAAGGCTTGTTTGCGATCTTGGACATCGTTAAACAAGCCTTTTCTGCTATATTTACGGCAATTAAACCGTTGTTTGGCGGGTTTGGGACACTCGGAGATGGAATTCTTGGTTTCACTGGTGGGATTGGCGATGCTATTGTTGCGTTTGATGAGTTTATCAAAACCAGCGGAGCATTCCAGAAAGTTGGTGAGGGTATCGCTACGGTCATACAGACAATTATGACAGCTTTATCCACACTGAAGAACAAGATCAAAGAAAAATTTGAATCCGCCAATTTCGAATTGTTTCATTCTCTGCTTGAGCGAATTCATGAGAGGATGACTCAAGTCGGAGAAGCAGCCGGTGAGATGAAATCTGGGGTTATCGTCGCCTTTGAGGTCATTGGTGAGGCTCTTGCTAATTGCCAATTTGTTCAGCTTCTCTCTGCTGTGTGGAACGCCGTTAAGACAATCGGAAGTGGCATCGTTAAAATCCTTGGCGAACTCGGCAGTTCTTTAGCAAAGAATCTCGGTGAAGCTAATTTCAGCGGAATTATTGATCTGCTGAATGGTATCTCGTTCGGTGCTATTGCTGTCGGTATCACAAAGTTTGTCGGCACCTTCCGAAAAGCTATTGAAGATATCGGCAGTTTCAAGGAATCTTTTATCGGAATTCTTGACAGTGTTCGAGGATGCTTTGAAGCTTACCAGACTCAGTTGCAGGCTGGTACATTGCTGAAGATCGCGTCGGCTATTGCTATTCTTACTGCATCTTTGATTGCGCTTAGTCTTGTGGACAGCGAAAAGCTGAATGTAGCCCTTGGAGCAATCACTGTGCTATTCGCTGAACTTCTTGCTTCGATGGCTGTATTCAACAAAATCAGCGGTCAGGCAACTGGTGTGATGAAGAGTGTAACTGCTATGCTCGGAATTGCTACGGCAGTGCTGATTTTGGCGAGCGCACTTAAAAAGATTGCTGATCTGGATGCAAAGCAGCTTACTACTGGTCTGATTGGTGTTGCAGGTTTGACGACTATGATGGTTGCCGCAGCCAAAGCTATGAGTTCCAACAGTAAAACCATCATCAAGGGTGCTACTCAAATGGTGATCTTTGCAGCCGCAATCAAGATTCTTGCTTCTGTTTGCGAGCAACTTGCTAAATTGGACTGGAACCAGCTTGCGAAAGGTCTTATCGGCGTTGGTGTATTGCTTGCCGAGGTTTCTCTGTTCCTGAGAACCGCAAAATTCAGCGGTAAATCCATTACTACGGCTACAGGCATCGTGATTCTTTCGGCAGCAATCAAGGTGTTGGCTTCTGCCTGCAAGGACTTCGGCGAGATGAAATGGGAAGAAATCGGTAAGGGGCTTGCATCTATTGCAGTGCTTCTTGCTGAGGTTACCGCTTTCACCAAGCTTACTGGTAACGCTAAACATGTAATCTCTACAGGTGTAGCACTCGTTGCTATCGGAGCAGCCATGAAGATATTCGCATCGGCTGTAAAAGACTTCTCTGGAATGCAGTGGGACGAAATTGCAAGAGGTCTTGTTGCTATGGCCGGGGCTTTGGCGGCGGTTACAATTGCCGTCAACTTCATGCCGAAAAGCATGATCGGCATCGGCACTGGTCTTATTGCTGTCTCTGCGGCTTTACTTATACTTGCCAATGCTCTTAACCAGATGGGTTCAATGTCTTGGGAGGAAATCGCCAAGGGTCTTATCACTCTGGGCGGCGCAATGGCCATTCTTGCAATCGGTCTGAATGCCATGACAGGTACTCTTGCAGGTTCTGCGGCGCTTCTTGTTGCTGCAAGTGCCCTCTTGGTGCTTACTCCGGTACTGGCTATTCTCGGCGCCATGAGTTGGAGTTCCATCGTGAAAGGTCTCGTTACCCTGGCAGGTGCATTTGCTATCCTCGGTGTTGCAGGTGCTGTATTGACTCCGTTGGTTCCTTCTATTCTCGCTTTGAGTGGCTCGCTGGCACTAATCGGGGTAGCAGTTGTCGGTATTGGTGCCGGGCTTGCTCTGGCAGGTGCCGGTTTGTCCGCCTTGGCAGTAGGCTTAACAGCTCTTGCTGCTGCGGGAACTGCCGGTGCTACAGCCATCGTCGCTTCTTTGACTGTTATTATCACAGGCGTGGCAGCCCTTATTCCTGCAATTGTAGCCAAGATCGGCGAGGCAATTGTCGAGTTCTGCAAAGTTATCGCAGATAGTGCAGGAGCCATTGGAGAAGCAGTCAAGGCGGTTGTTCTTATGCTGGTGGATGTACTTGTTGAGTGCGTTCCCGCTATCGCTGATGGGGCATTGAAGCTCATTGCAGGTGTTCTTGAAGCATTGGTGGAATATACCCCGTCTATCGTCGATTCCATCTTCCAATTCCTTATCGCAGTGCTTGAGGGCGTTGCTAAGAATCTTCCGGGTCTGATTCAGGCTGCTATTGATGTATTGATGGCATTCTTCTCCGGTATTGTGGATGCACTTAAGGGTATTGATACAGAAACTCTTCTTAAGGGAATTGTCGGTATCGGCCTGCTTGCAGCAATTATGGCTGCTTTGAGCGCAGTAGCAGCTCTTGTTCCTGGTGCCATGCTGGGCGTTCTCGGTATGGGCGCTGTTATCGCTGAACTCGCTCTTGTTCTTGCTGCGGTCGGTGCTCTGGCGCAAATTCCTGGCTTGAACTGGCTTATCAACGAAGGCGGTAATCTGCTTCAGGGAATTGGTACGGCAATCGGTAAGTTTGTTGGTGGTATCGTCGGTGGCTTTATGAGTGGCGTATCCAGTCAATTCCCGCAAATTGGTTCTGATCTTTCCGGGTTTATGGCCAATGTTCAGCCGTTCCTTGATGGCGCAGCTTCCATAGATCCGGCTATGCTGGATGGTGTTAAGGCTCTTGCAGAAACGATTCTTATCCTGACAGCCGCAAATATTTTGGATGGTCTAACCTCGTGGTTCACTGGCGGAAGTTCGCTCTCTGGCTTTGCTGAAGAGATGGTTCCGTTCGGAAAAGCTATGAAACAATTCTCTGATGAAATCAGCGGTATTGATGGAGAAGCAGTTTCCAATGCTGCAATCGCAGGTAAGACTCTTGCAGAGATGGCTGATACACTTCCTAATACTGGCGGTGTCGTTGGCTTCTTTGCCGGAGAGAACGATATGAATGCCTTCGGTGAACAGCTTATTCCATTTGGTCGTGCCATGCGTAACTTTGCAAACGAAGTCGCCGGAATTGACACCAGTGTTATTACTGAAGCAGCTACCGCTGGTAAGGCACTTGCAGAGATGGCAAGCACCGTTCCAAACAGCGGCGGCGTAGTTGGCTTCTTTGCTGGTGAAAACGATATGGATGACTTTGGCGAACAGCTTGTTCCTTTCGGCAGAGCAATGAAGGATTTCTCTGACGCTGTTTCCGGACTGAAAGCCGATGTCATTCAAAATAGCGTTACCGCAGGTCAGGCTTTGCTTGAACTTGCGAATACGGTGCCGAATACGGGCGGTGTTGTATCCTGGTTTACGGGCGATAACGACCTTGAAACCTTCGGTGAACAGCTCGTTCCGTTTGGCACAGCAATGAAGAACTATTCTTTGGCTGTTACAGGATTGGATGCATCTGTCGTCACAAACTCCGCAAATGCAGCTAAAGCTCTGGTTGAGCTTTCAAACAATTTGCCGAATAGCGGCGGTATCGTATCCTGGTTTACGGGCGATAACGATATTGCAAGCTTCGGTGAGCAGTTGGTATCTTTCGGTCAGTCATTTGCCGCGTACTACAACAGCGTTAGCGGAGTGGATGTAGCTAAGCTGAGTGGTGTGGTTGTCGAGTTCAGAAATCTTGTGGATTTGGCAAACGGCATTAAGAGTGTTGATACAAGTGGAATGTCTACATTTGCTCAGAATCTTACGAATTTGGGTAATGCTGGTATCGATGGCTTTATCAATGCCTTTACAAATGCTAATTCCCGTGTAAGTACAGCCGCAAACACAATGGTCACTACATTTATCAACGCCGCCAAAGCACAGCAAGGAAATCTGACAAGCACTTTCACCACCATGATTAACGGTATTGTCACTACTTTTACAAGCAAGTACAGTCAGTTCACAGTCATGGGGCAGACGATGATGACTAACTTTATCTCTGGTATTCGTACCGGCGACGCATCTGCTCGGTCGGCATTTGTCGCAATCGTATCCGGTTGTCTGACAGCAATCCGAAATAAGTTCTACGAGTTTAACACCGTTGGACAGACTACGATGACAAATCTCATTGCTGGCATTCGAACAAAAAACCAGCTTGCAAAAGATGCCTTTGTTCAGATCATCAACAGTTGTCTGACAGCAATCCGAAATAAGTACACCGACTTCTATAACGCCGGTAAGTATCTTGTTGAAGGATTTGCCGCTGGCATAACTGCCAACACATACATGGCTGAAGCGAGAGCAAGAGCTATGGCAAGAGCAGCGGCAGCGGCAGCAGAAGCGGAACTCGACATTAACTCACCGTCTAAAGTTGGCTATCGAATTGGCGGATTCTTTGGTATGGGCTTCGTCAATTCCCTGATCGACTACACCGATAAGTCTTACGATGCCGGTGCATCTGTTGCAAAGTCGGCTAAGGAAGGACTCTGCAACGCGGTTTCCAAGATCGGTGCTTTCATCGAAAACGGAATTGACTCTCAACCGACAATTCGACCGCTGCTTGATCTGTCTGATGTAACAGAGGGTGCTGGTAGATTGTCGGCACTTCTGAGTCGGAATCAGGCAATGAAGATCAGCGCTGGCATGGAACATGAGGGTACTGGTATCGTTCAAAATGGCGGTATTACACCTACCTCCGGAAACAACTACAATTTCACACAAAATAACTATTCACCTAAGGCACTGTCGAGGATCGACATTTATCGTCAGACGAAGAATCAGTTCTCGGCGTTGAAAGGATTGGTGGAAACATGATTCACTCATTTGCTATCACCAATTACTTAGGTGATAGGATCAAACTTGACTTGAGGGAGCCTGAGGTTTCGGGCTTCCTCATCAAGTCTGTAACCGGCTTAGGTCCGGTCAAAGCAACTGTCAACACGACAGAAGTCGTCACTAATGACGGCTCTATGTTTAACTCCGCCAGATTGAGTCAGCGAAATATTGTTTTCCAAATCGTATTTGTTGATACAGTCTACGGAGAAACGATCGAGGATGTACGGCAGAAATCCTACAAATACTTTCCGGCAAAGAAAAGCGTTGAAATCATTATCGAAACTGATAACCGATATGTACGAACAAGCGGTTATGTGGAATCGAATGAACCGAACATTTTCAGTTCGCAGGAAGGTACATCAATCTCAATCATTTGTCCTGACCCATTCTTCTATTCAGCCGGAGAGGATGGAAACAATGTAACGGATTTCTACAGTATTGACCCGATGTTTGAGTTTCCATTCTCGAACGAGTCTCTGACGGAACCTTTGCTTGTATTTGGCGAAATTCAGATCAAGACGGAGGGTGTCATCACTTACTATGGCGATGCCGAAATCGGCGTAACGATCTATATTCATGCAATAGGACCGGCAAGCAACATCAATATTTACAATACGGAAACCAGAGAAGTCATGAAGATCGATACTGTGAAGCTCCAAAAGCTAACTGGAAAGGGTATCGTCGCAAGTGATGATATCGTCATTAACACCTCAAAGGGTGATAAGAGCATTACTCTGATTCGTGAAGGCGTTTCGTACAATATCCTGAACTGTTTGGATAAGAATACCGACTGGTTTACCTTGGCAAAAGGCGATAACATTTTTGCCTTTACTGCTGACAGCGGTGTTACGAATCTTCAGTTCAGAATTGAAAACAAAGTCATCTATGAGGGGGTATAACTATGGAACTTTTGGTCTTAAACACCGACTTTGAGTCCATAGCCGTCATAGATACTTACGAATCTATGATATGGACTGACCGGTATAATTCGTATGGAGATTTCGAGATATTCTTCGCTATGGATACACAACTCTTGCAGTATTTGAAAGAGGATTACTATCTTTGGTTGAAGGATTCGGAGCACTGTATGATTATCGAGGACATCAAGATCAATGCCGACACAGAAGAAGGAAATCATCTTATCGTCACAGGTAGATCGTTGGAGTCTATTCTTGAACGCCGCATCATCTGGGGGCAGCGAATCTTTAACGGAAATCTTCAAAATGGCATCCAGACGATGCTAAACGAATGCATCATTTCACCGTCTATTGCTGATCGAAAGATTTCCAACTTTGTGTTCGTGCCTTCTGCCGACCCTAAAATTACAAGTCTGAAAATCGACAACCAATACACAGGTGACTGCCTGTACGATGTCGTCAAAGGACTTTGTGAGGAAAACAATATAGGGTTCAAGATCGTACTGACAGATGAAAACAAGTTTGCGTTCAGTCTGTATGCCGGCGTTGATCGCTCTTATGAGCAGACAGAAAATCCGTATGTTGTTTTCTCTCCAAACTTTGAGAACATCATCAACAGCAACTATTATTCATCCAGAGCGAGTTTTCGAAATGTGACTCTGGTCGCAGGAGAAGGTGAAGGGGCAGCAAGGCGAACTGCTATCGTTGGCTCAGCCTCAGGGCTTGATCGGCGTGAGCTTTTTACAGATGCTCGTGACATCTCATCCGATACTGAGGACGGGACTCTTTCCGATGCAGAATATATGGCGCAGCTTCGGACAAAAGGTTTGAAGAATCTGGCAGACCATATTGTAACCACTGCATTCGAAGGAGAAGTTGAAGTTACTCGACTTTTCAAATACGGCGAGGACTTCTTTATCGGAGACATCGTTCAGATCGCCAATGAATATGGCAATGAGGGATCAGCTTACATTTCAGAGCTGGTCATCTCAAACAGTGAGGAAGGATTGTCAATTTATCCGACCTTCAAAACTATTTCAAAGTAAGGAGGGAGAAACTGAATGAGCGTATCAAGCGGATTTTTCAATTCACTTAACGGTGACCGCAAATACAATGCTGCACAGATGTCAGCTATCTTTGACGGACTCATCATCGATGGTGTATTTGCTTCTATCGGAACCGCTTTTGCTGTGAAGGCGGCAGGCGGTCTTACCGTGAATGTCGGTATCGGCAAGGCCTGGTTTGACCATACATGGACGGTCAATGACAGTATCCTGCCGATGACTGCCCCAGAAGCAGAGGTGCTTCTTGATCGTATCGATGCCGTGGTTCTGGAAGTAAACGGAATGGAGTCAGTTCGTGAGAACACCATCAAATTTGTCAAGGGTAATCCGTCCAGTGCACCGTCGAGACCGACTTTGACGAACGAGGGAAATGTCCATCAGTACCCTCTCTGTTATATTTACAGAAAGTACGGCACTGCGGTTATTAACCAAGCTGACATTACCCCTATGGTCGGCACAGAGTCTACTCCATTTGTAACTGGCATTCTTCAGACAATCAGTTTGGACGAGCTGCTTGGCAAATGGCAGGATGAGCTTGATCGGTTTACTGATGCACGATCTCAGGAAGTCGATGACTGGATTGCGCAGGAGGAAAGCGATTTCACGGCTTGGTTCAATAAAATGAAAGCGGACCTTAAGCAAGAGCAGACCGTTCTTGACCAGTGGATCGCATCTGAACAGGCTGATTTTCTTGCCTGGTATAATCAGATGAAAGATCAGCTCAGCGGCGATGTCGCCGGTAATCTGCAACTTGAGATCGACAAGGAAGAGGTCAAACGGATTTTGCTGGTTGGCTTCGAAGACGGAACCAAAGAGTTTTCGGACGACGGTACGGTTATCACTTCTACTGCAAGTGACGGCAGAACTTTGACGAAGACTTTCTCTGACGGATTCCTGACAATGACAAATGTGCTGAAAAGTGCAGCGGGAGCAGAAGTGGCGAGAGCCGTTAAGACTTTTGACTCCGATGGCAAGCTTATCCGCACCGTTGTAACTTATTCTTAAAGCGAAAGGAGAACAATCAAAATGGCAGAAGAAGATCTGATTTTCGGTAAAAACCGACACTTCTTCGGCGGCATTGAGCCGTCTAATATGCTGGTGTTCAGTGTGGCTGTTGAGAGTGGCGTTGTGAAAGTTACGGCTACACTTCCCAATGACACAGTCGTGAATAACCAGACACTCTGCACCGTGGAAGGCGCGATTATCCGGAGGAAGACAACCGATTATCCTAAGGATGAGTTCGATGGCGATCTGGTCGCCAACATCAAAGCGTCCACTGTCTTCGCAGATAGTGGTGCATCTCCTACCGGAACTTACTACTATGCAGCATTCCCTTATACCACTCAGGGTGTGTATAACCGGAACAAGGCCAACCATGTGGTTGTTAACGAACCGGAGCCGATGCAGGAGTTTTCCGCTAAGTCGGTATATGTCTCGGCATCTGATACCGTTAAGGTAGAAATCACGGCGAAGCTTCCGAGTGGCGTTGCCGGTGCAGTTATCCGTAGGAGCACTACTGGTTATCCGACCAGTGAAACGGAGGGCGAACTGTTCAAGAACATCACTGCCAACGGCACTTATACAGATACCAATGTGACAGTCGGAGTGGTGTATTACTATTCCGCATTCCCTTACACCAGTACCGGCGCCTATAATCGCAGTGAGGCAAACAGAACCAGTGTAACGCCGAAGAAGAGAGACTATCTGTTCGGCTATGATTTGGTGAAAGCGACTTCCAGCCCTACCGGACGAGTAACTTATCCTTCTGATGTGGATAACGCTACATTTACTCCGGCGGCTATGAATTTCAGCACCGGTAAGTTCAACTATGGTGGTTGGGCATTTGATCCGGGTGAAAAGTTCATGCCTCGTCCTTGTATGCTGACTTATGCCGGAAAGGTTGACCATTATCTTGATCCTAACAACTATACCAAGAAGATCGACGGTTCTGCTTCTAAGGTTGCGGATACCTCCTTTGGCGGCAACGCCATGATGGAATGGCCGAAGATCTATACAAAGCGTTGGGAATCGAATGGTGTTTATCATTTCCGCTGCTCCGATACTCCTCAAGACGATACTTGGGATTGCTGGTGTAACTATGACCGTAATAACAACCAGATCGATCATTTCTATACCCCCATCTATTTCGGTTCTCTGGTTTCCGGTAAGCTGCGTTCTATCAGCGGTGCAGCGAATAGTGTAAACACCACGGCGGCTAACGAAATCGCCTATGCAAAGGCAAACGGTAATGACTGGTATACCGAGGTGCTGGCTGACAGACTGCTGCTCCAGGATCTACTGGTTATGATGGCTCGTTCTACCGAGTGTCAGACTGCATTTGGCTACGGACGGTGCAAGAGTTCCAATAGCAATGCTATTGCCCCCGGTACGATGAACACTAAGGGTATGTTCTGGGGTTCCAATGACCAGACTTCCGGCGTGAAGGTCTTCGGTATGGAGAATGTCTGGGGTAACCTGTGGCGTCGTACTGCTGGCTGGATTAATGCCAATGGAACGCAGAAGGTCAAGCTTACTCGTGGTACTCACGATGGTTCTACCGAAACCGACTACAACACAGACGGAAACGGTTATAAGACGATCGCAAATGCTACTCCGGCTGGCAGTTCCGGCGGCTACATCAGCAGCATGAAGACGGAAGCATG